GTTCGCTCTCAATGAACTCTCCTCCACGCTTGTGAACGCCTGACAGATCGTAATTGGTATTAGTTACCTTCGATCTTAGTGGGGCAAGGAAGCCCTTCTGGATCAGTTCTTCAATGGTAACCGGATCAAGCAAATCATCAAAAATTGCTGGCTTATCCGTAATCAGGCCATGCCCCAGCCGATACGGCGTTGCCGTCAGCCCAACCACTCGCATCAATGGATTGATAACCAGTAACGCATCCAGAAACGCCCGATACATGCCAATAGCTTTATGATTGACCAAGTGGCATTCATCAATGATGCAAATGTCAATGTGGCCTACACGGCTGGATTTGCTCCAGATCGACTGAATGCCAGCAAAGGTTATGGGTTCGCCAAGCTGCTTTCTGCGCATCCCAGCCGAATAGATACCCATAGGCGCACCAGGCCAATGCTGGCGCATCTTTTCGGCGTTCTGTTCAATCAGTTCCTTTACATGGGTCAGCATCATAATTTTAGTGTCAGGCCAACTCTGCACAGCATTCTTACAAAATGCAGCAACAATATGACTCTTGCCTGATCCCGTAGGCAGCACCAAGCATGGGTTGCCTTTGTTGTATATCATCCACTTATATAGATCATCTATGGCGCGTTGTTGGTATGGCCTAAGCATAATTTTATCCGTTCAAAATCTAAATTGTTCCGTCGGTTTTTAAATTAATATTTTCAAGCCAATCAATAATTTGCCACCCAGTACACCAAGGCCTGGGTGTTTTTTTGGGACCGCAAGCGCCTATGTTAACATATCCAAGTTCGTTTTTCTCAATGGCAGATTGCAAATATGCTTTTGGGATTCCAAGTTGGATAGACCAATTTGTCACTGACAACATTATTGGGATTTCGACCAATCTAGCCGTCAACTGACGGCCCCTATAATCACTATATTCAACGCTTTTCTTTACATCCTTAATCTTACCATTTTTATGCTTTATGTTGTGCTTTGGCTGTTCTGCGATGATCGCGTTGCGTTCAGCTTCAAGAACCTCTTTTCTGGTTTCGAAATGTCCAAGGGTGATTTTAGATACATTTTGCCACCACGAAGAGTGTATACTATGTTCTTTAATCCTCTGACTGATTCTGCTTGAGACACCTACATAAAGCAAATTGTCGTTTGCATCAAAATGCCTGTATAAAGTTTGCATCATCCCACCACCTCTGCGTCAGGAAATAGCGCCTTAACCGACAGGACCACTGGATCATCCATTACATCTGGGTTGGCAATAATCTCGCTGCTCTTGTATCCACCCTCGCCATTGACAACCCATTTGTCGCCAATCTTCCACTTGACGCTATGACCATCCTCTGAGCCTTCCATAGGCCACGGGACCATGTCTGGGTGCAGTATGTGATCTACACAGCCTTCGTGCTGAAAATCCTCTGGGATGGCATCAGCATCGTGCCGCTCACACCGAAATGTAGAGTCCGGCATTGCCGTACTATGCGAACAGGTGCGGCAGTTAATACGCTTGGTCGGCTCTGCCTTGTGGCAAAAGCTATGAGCAGGGCAGAATTTGCATTGATACCAACTAGGGTCGGCACTGACAGGCTCAGGCATACGATCTGACATGGCGATACGCTTACCGCGTATAATTGCATCCTCGGCCACCTTCTTGTCGTACTTTACGCGCTCGGTGTAAATGCGGTCATCATCCTTGCAGACCGCAAGATAAAGTGCGCGGTTAATACTGGTCCCGTGCATATAAACTTGCATCTGAATAAAGTGCGTAATCTTGGATTTCTCCACGCCATTCTTGACCATGTCATCAAATGATTTTTTAGAGTGGGTCTTAAACTCGGCAACGTGACGCGCCTTGGGAGCCTCTGGGACGCCGCTTTCAATCACGCCATCCAGACTGCCGCTTACATGGTTGCCAAAGTCTACGCGCCTCTGGCTAGAGCGAATATCGATACCAATGTTGCGAAGGTCTTTAATGATGGTGTCTTCCTCGCTGTGTCCACGACGGAACAAGCGCAGGATGCGGCCATCAAAATCCTCGACCACTGCCCAGCGAAAGTTAATCCAAAGCCATCTGTCGCAGTGATGTCCTAACAGGCTAACGCCCATGTGAGGGCGTGGCTTTGATGGCTTGCTTGAATGGTATTGATCTATCATCGTTGCGATGGTATTAACTGGATCGGGCAGTTTGCTCATTGTATTCTCCTTTCCTACAAAACTTCCCCCGCCCTAGTGATAGAGCGGGGGTTTTTGTTTACTTCTGCCAAGGCGGCTTTGCGCCGCCGGGTTGAGCGGTAGGTTCTGGAGAACTTGTTACCTGTGGCAATGCGCCATTAGCTGACTTAAAGCCGCCAACTTCATTACGGGCATCGTAACCATTTTCCGCTGGCTTAATCTTAACGCGGATGCAGATGCTGCCACCAATAAGTTCATCGCTGTCGTTTATCTTAGCCAAACCAACAGCCCTCATGATCTCACCAAGCTGCTGGCGACCAATAGCCTCGGCCCTCTCGCTCTGATTGCGAACGTTAATAGTACCAAAGACCACACGGCCCTGATGCGTCGGTCCAGTGATATCATAACGAATATCAATCTTTTGGCCTGTGCCAGCCTTAGTGGCGTTCAACTCAGCCTTGGTAATGGTGGCGTTGTACCAGCCTTCTGGAATCAAATCATACGAACGATCCGAAACGGGGAGGCTGTCTGTCGAAAATGTTTCACCTAAAAATGCCATGTCTTAATCCTTTGCTACGATAGTGAATGATGGACGCCCTGGTGTAGATGTAATGGCGTCGAGTAGTGGGGTAGTAATTGCTGGGTCAGTTGACTTCCAGATTGCCGCATTAATCTCCGGCTTCCACCGGAAGAGGCATTCTAGATGTGCAAGCAACCCATGCTCTGCTGCAATCTCTTGCAGCTTATCGCTGTTGATGCGGCGATTGATACGGCCTTCGATCTTGATCTTATAGCCGTCAGCCTCAAAGTTGGCTGTCTTGTCCAAGGTCGATGGGACGTTAAACTGCGCCACCATCTGATCCTCAAGTTCACGGCGTTGTGCCGTTGCATCTGCCTCTGCGGCTTTAGCGATTAGCCATTGCTGGTAGAGGGTCAAGATGCACCTCCAATCTTACGAATGATCTCACCAAGGTCAGGCGACTCCCAAGCGTCTAACTTGCCTGAGCGATCCTTAGCCAGCCACAAACCATCGCTATCGCACATGATGGCGCGTTGGCTATTGCCGTCAGCATCACGCTCTACCCGTAAGGCAAGAACTTCGTCAAAGAAGTAGGGCAGACCCTGCGTCAAGGACTTCCCTGGCATCGATGGGTTGTAAAGCAGCTTGCCCATTTCGTCGGTAGACTTCTCTAGCTTGGCGCTCATGTAGACATGTTTGCCGGGTAGATCACGGCACGCACGGATCAGTTCCTGCATTACCGTGTTAAGTTCACCATAGGCAGCGCGGCCATCTTTGTTGGTGCGCAATTCGTGCTGCAACACCACCTCAGCAACTTCACTAATGCTGTCGAGTGCAACGCTTTCAAAGCTAGCTGCTTCTTCGCTATCCTTGGACCACGCATACGCCTCGCGTAAATCTTCCATGTTCTTAATTTCAATGTAAGATAGATTAGCATCTTGGATGGACAACAGCCCACCTTCCGCCGACAACACAATAGGGTTTGGCAGTGTGCGGATAAGAGATGTCTTCCCCGATCCTGCCTGACCGTAAACGAGCAGCTTAACGCCATTGGCAGTTAGCCCTCCGGTCTTCTTTAGATTAATAGCCATCAAAGGCTCCTTTCGTTTTAGCACATTTCGGACAATCCAGTTAGTGCGTGGAATTGCCTTTACAGCCACATACCACCTATGTAAAGGGGAAAAATCACATTAAAAAGGAGAATGTCAGTGGTCGAGATAAGCTGGATTAAAGAAGGGCTATTGGATAGACGCCCCAAGGTTGTGGCGGAACGCACTGGCCTTCATGTCAACACCGTCACACGCATTAGGGATGGTAAGGAAGACAACCCTAAGATCGACACGCTTAATAGGTTGGCGCGTTATTTGATTGGGGAAGGGGAATAATGGCTGATCTAACAAATATCTTTGGCGGTTCATGGACACCGCCAGCAGAGATTAAAGCAGACCCACCAGAACTACAGCTTCGCGATGCCATAGAGCAGAGCGGTCTTACGCCACCAAAGGACATTGTTCTTGATGGTAAATTGCACCGTTTCAATTCTGGAAGCAAGGGCAAGTCGGGCCACGACAAGTCCGGCTGGTATGTTGCATACGCTGATGGCGTACCCGCTGGCCGCTTTGGCTGCTGGAGGGCTGGCATGGAGATGACTTG